ACTGGTGGAATTGGGCAAGATTTCGATGAAACTTTCGAGTCCATCGACGCCAAAGCCCTCCTTATCCAATGCGCCCCCGCCGCCTAAAGCCTTGAAGCCCGGACCGGCAGAAACTCCTGTGGACCCGCAAACCGAGTCCATGGAAGCCTATGTCGTTCGTCGTCGCAAGGAAATGGCAGCTAACGCGCACCACTAATTCCAGGAGCTACCATGTCTTCACAGGTACTACTTACCCCCCAGGTCATCAGCAAGGAAAGTCTGATGATTCTGGAGAACAACCTTGTGGCGGCCAACCGGGTCAATCGAAAGTTTGAGAATCAGTTCGTCAAAATCGGATCGTCATTCACGATCCGCAAACCGAACCGATTCATCGTTGCATCCGGCGCTGCCCTTCAACTTCAGGATATTGCCGAGCCGTCCGTACTCATTACCGTTGACAAACAGAAGCAGGTTGCGTGGCAGTTTACGTCACAAGACCTGACCCTGACGGTTCAGGAATTTTCCTCGCGCTATCTCAGGCCTGCAATGGCTGCGATGGCTAACCAGGTCGATGCCGATTGTCTGGCATTAACCACCAGCATTTCCAACTACGTCGGCACGCCACTTGTCACGCCGGCCGCATTTTCTTCGTCCGTGCAAATCGTCGGGCGAAGGATGGACGACAACGTAGGCGGCACGCAGGACCGTTCACTGGTCCTGAATCCTGCGGCTTATTGGGCGATGGCAAACGGACTTGTCGGTTCGTTCGTCATGCCGACCGCGAAAGATGCGTTGGTGAAGGGCTATCTGTCCACCATCGGCAACTTCGATGTGTACATGGATCAGAACGTCATCAACGGAAATGCGGGTGGCGCTCACAACAGTTCCATCGTCATGGTGACAAACAGCACGGCTGCCGGTGTTCAAGGCAATGGCAGCACGGTATCTGTGTATGGCGGCGCTGGTGTTGACACAATGGCAATCGGCGAATGCTTCACCATCGCCGGGGTCAATAACGTCAACGCGCAAAGCCGTGCCAATACCGGGGTACTGAAGAACTTTGTCGTTACCGCTACAACCACTCCAACGGCAAGCGTGTGGACAGTCACTTTCTCTCCGGCCGTCGTTACAAGCGGACCTTACCAGAACGTGACTGCGAACATCAATTCCAGTGCGGCTATCGTTTGGCTTTCAGGTACGAGCGCAACGCAAACGGCGGGTCCGCAGAATATCGCATTTGAACGCGATGCCTTTGGTCTCGTCATGGTGCCGATGGAAATTCCGGGTGGCGTTGACATGGGTGCGCGGGAAACCTACAAGAACATCAGTCTGCGGGTTGTTCGCGCTTACGACATCAACAACGACGTTTTCCCGACTCGTATCGACATGCTATACGGCACGGCTGTCTATTACGATGAACTAGCCTGCCGCCTTGGAGGCTAATCATGGCACTTTCCTCAAGCAATGCCTTTCGGCAACTGTCGGACGCCAACAGCCTTGGAACTATCCTCGGGCAGTCTGTCACCGACAAAATCGCCTTTTATGGTGGAGCAAGTTCGGGAGTTGCGGTTACGAACTCGACCATCATCGGCACCAACTACGCCACGTCCGTGGTCTTGGCCGTCAATGCAACGACGGCTTCGGTAACAACGTGGTGTTTTGCATCGAGTACCCAAGCTAACGCTGTGATCGGCCTGCTCGACTGGGCTTATCGCGCCGGGGTAATTAGATAACAGGAGGGCAAGCAAATGCCACTGTCTTCAAGTAATGCAGTACGGCAACTGTCCGATGCGAATTCCCTTGGCACTATTCTCGGGCAATCCGTAACGGACAAAATAGGTTTCTACGGCATGGCTAGTACAGGCGTGGCGATTGCGAACACGACAGTTATCGGGACGCAATATGCGACATCTGTACTTTTTGTAACCAGTATTGTGGCGTCTACCATCGCAGGCACGATTTGGGGATTTCAGTCCTCGACTCAGGGCAATGCGGTGGTTGGCCTGCTCGACTGGGCATACCGTGCAGGTGTGATTCGGTGATGTTTTGAACGAAGACCTCGAAGCCGAGTACCGCAGGCGCTTGGGCGAATTTGCCTCGGTGCTCGGCCGGGAGGCCACGACCATGCCGTATACCAACCTTGTTGGATTGATAAAGGAGATTACGAAATATGGAAACAAGATCACTCGTACCGTTCGAGGACGTGGTAATCATAAAGCGTCAGGAAGTGGAAAAAGTAGGCGAAATCTACATTCCGATCCTGTCTGAAGACTTCAGGGAGGATATCGGCACGGTGATGTACACAGGTCCGGGAAAGCCAAAAGAAGACGGCGGCCTCCACCCGATGTATGTGCAGCCGGGGGACAGGGTGTTATTTTCAACGCATGGCCATCAGGTGACGATGGTGGACGGAGTAGAAGTGATCGTGCTCAGGCAGAATTCGATTATCGGGAGGTTCAAATGAGAGTCTCCATTTGCACTTCCGTGCTGAACCAGTCTTCATATCTGACGAAGATGATCGAGTCTGTTCGCGCCCAGACTTTCGATGACTGGGAGCTGGTGATCGTGGACGATGGCTCGACCGAGGACATAGCCGCGGTCGTCAACGCTTTCAATGATCCCAGAATCAAACTCACGCGCTGGGACCAAAACAGGGGCATCCCGCACGGCCTCAACCACGCCTTCACGCTGGCTCAGGGCGATTACCTGCAACCGCTATCCGCCGATGAGTGGATCACTCCTGACAAGCTGGCGGTCCAGGTGGCCTACCTCGATGAACACAGCGGCATTGGCTGCGTCTGGGGCCTGCCGGGTAAAGGTGTCATGGGGTTACGGCCTGGCTGGGAGCAATACGCCCTTAAGGCCCATAACCGCAGCCGTGAGGCGTGGATTCGCACGCTGCTCAGGCTGGAGAATATCCCGATCGGCGGGGCCTCGATGCTGATGCGCCGCGACATCATGACCGAGCTTGACGGCTTCGATCCGCAGTTCTTCCACTGTTCCGATCTGGAACTATTCGTGCGATTCTTCCGGCATCACGATGGACGCATTCTGTGCTATCGCTGGGCCGATGCCGAACAGCCGGACACGCGCTTGACGGCGCCATCGAAAGAAAACAAGAAGCGTTTCGATGAAGATATGGCAAAGCTCCATGCCAAGCACAAGATTCAACTGCCCGTGCCGTTCGGGCGGGTGACGGTGTTCATTCCGGTATTCAACATGGCCGGATTCATCGGCAAGGCGCTGGATAGCATCATGGCGCAGACCTTCCGCGATTTCGATGTCGTGGTGCTCGATGACGGCGGCACGGATGACCTCGCCGCGGCGCTCGCGCCTTATGACAAGATCAAGCTCCTGCGCTTCGAGGAAAACCTTGGCGTGGCGCACGCGCTCAATGCCGCCATCTCACAATGCGAGACGGACTTCTTTGTCAGCATTGCCGCCGACGACTGGATAGAGCCGACCTACCTCGAACGCGCTTTAACCGAGTTCAGCGAAGACCCGTTCCTTGAGTTCGTTGCCTCGCAGACTGACTTCGTGGATGTGGACGGCAACCCGTGCAAGCCGGGGTTCTCCGAGGTCATGAATATCGAGCGCGCAGCCAATAAGCCACAGCAGGCATGGAAAGACAGGTTGTGGCATGGGAACGTCTATTTCGGCGTCGGCATGTACCGCACCTACGCGCTACAGGAGATAGGCGGATTCGATGCGACTGCCGGCGTCCTGACCGATTACGACATCTACCTGAAGCTGCTCCAGCGCGAGAACATCAAGATCATCGAGGAGCCGCTGACCCATACCAGACTGCATGAAGGTAATGCCAGCATCGGGCCGGGCAAGTTCACCGCGCAGTGGTTGGCGGACAAATACTACGAGATCAAGTCAAGGTATTACGCCCCGCGCCAGAAGGTGATTTTTGCGACGCCTTTCTATGAAATGAAGGGTTTCAGTCCCTACATCCACGCGCTGTTCTATACCATCCGGCAGTTGCAGGCCATGGGCATCTGGTGCGAGTTCTGGGAGTTGTCCGGTGATTCCTACGTTGATCGGGCCAAGAACACGTTGTTCAACAAGTTCCTCGAAGACCCGTATGCGACCGACCTGTTCATGATCGATTCCGACATGCAGTGGAATCCGCAGGCCGTGGTCAACATGATTGCGTTGCCGGACCCGATCGTCCTTGGAAGTTACCCGCAGAAGAATTCATGGGGCAGGTGGACGACGACGCCAAAACTGGTAACTGACGAAGATGGGTCTTCTCATCCGGTCGGCAGGCAGTTACCTGATGGTTCCGCGCTGATTCAGGCCGAATGGCTCTCTGGCGGATTCATGCGGATCAAGCGCGAGGTGCTTCAGGCGTACAAGGAAAAGTACACGGAAGACGTGTATACGGACCCCTCCGCAGACCCCTCTTCCATGACTAGGGTGTATACCAACTTTTTCATCTGCGAGGTCAGGGACCGGCTCAGGTGGGGCGAGGACAGGTTTTTCGGCAAGAGGCTTACCGAGATGGGAATTGTCGCGATGATCTATCCGAACATCGACTTTACCCATTACGGCGTCAAGGGCTGGGGTGGAAACTTCGACAAGTGGCTGAAAGACCCGAAGTTACAGCATCCGCCTGAAGAGCAGAACGCTACACAACAAAGGATTAGCTAATAATGACCGACTTCACCGGCCCCGAGAAGCGCCAGCTAGACTCCGAGCGGAGAGGCCCGCATCGGGACATGGTGGAGCTTGTGTCCAGCATTCGCATAATGCGCAGGGATTTGGCGTGCGTGAGAACGGAGATGGAGAAGTATGTGCCGCTGCTGAAGCGGCTAATGGCGTCGGAAGTAGACGCAGAAACGATAAAGCGCGACGTGATCCGGCATCTGATGATCGGCGGCACATGGTCTATGGTCATCGGCATCGTTGCGTCTGGGTGGTACTGGGTGCAGCATCATCTTGGCAGTGGGAACTGAGACATGATGCTCGTCGATAAGCAGATCCTCTTCACCGAGAACATCGGCAAGCTCATCTACTGGGCTTACAAGGCTGGATTCAGCCTGACCTTCGGAGACGCTTTCCGAGATAGGCGACTGTCGGCGCTGAACGCGCAGCAGGGCAAAGGTATAGAAAATAGCTTGCATGGGCGCAGGCTGGCGGTTGACTTCAACCTGTTCATCGACGGCATCTACCAAGCGCAGTCAGGGGTATATCGACCGCTGGGAGATCATTGGAAGAGTTTGCACCCGGACAACCGTTGGGGCGGCGACTTCAGGCCGGTACCGGACGGCAATCATTTCTCCTGCGAGGACGGCGGAATCAAATAGTGCTTCATAAAGGTTAAATCATGCCAACAGTCATTCCAGGAATAGGCACCATAGTTTTAGCCTCTGACCTCATCACGAGGGCAGCGAAGGCTTTGGGCTATCTGGGCAGGACAGAATCACTGTCTGCCAGCGAAGCCAATGACGGGCTGGATTGTCTGAACGCATTGCTCGATTCGTGGCCCGGAGAATCCCTGATGGCATGGGCGGTCAATCAGCAGCAATTCACCATGACAGCCGGCAAGCAAGCCTACACGATAGGAACCATCGGCACGCCAGATATCAACAATACGCGGCCTACGGATATCAGCAGCGCATTCGTCAGGGATACAAACAATCTCGATTACGGCATGAACATACTCAGCAACGAACAGTGGGATTCGATTGGGCTGAAGACCAATAGAAGCCAGATTCCCACTTCGTTGTACTACGATCCTCAGTTTCCGCTGGGCATTATCAATATCTTCCCGGTGCCATCGCAAGCATATACCGTGTTCTATTCGCAGATATTGCAGCAGAACACCTTCCCGTTGCTGACCACTCAACTCTCGGCTCCTCCGGGATATGCGAGGGGTATCGTGATGAACCTGGCCTTGGAGATGATGAGCGCTGGGTTCCCGTGCCTTCTGAATGCTGATGCAGTGGCTCAATTACGCTACAACGCAGCCGAAGCCAAGGCCAACGTCAAGCGCACGAACATCAAGGACGTGTTCGCCGAGTGCGATGCGGCAATCATCGCAACGCCAAATTCCAGCTACAACATCTACTCTGACGGTTTTACCAGATGAGTCGCGTGCAACTATTCGGCATCGGCACCCAAAGCGCAAGCCGCGCCATTACGGCGGCAAAGCGCATCAATTGCTATGTCGAACCACGCAAGGAGATGGACAGGACTGTCTTTGCGCTGATAGGAAGGCCGGGACTTGTGCCATTCGTCACTACATTGGGTGCGCAGCCCTCCCGTGCCCTGTGGCCGGTCAACAGCCTATCGACGCCGCTGCTCTTTACGGTAAACAACAACACGCTATATTCCATCGACAATACCGGTGTAACGGCGGTGATCGGGACGATTGCCACCACGTCAGGCGACATTTCCATGGCCGATGACGGAACCTACCTGCTAGAAGTGGACGGCACCAATGGCTATACCTACAACATGGTCACTCCGGCCGGACTAAACCAAGTCACTTCGGCGACGTTCACCACTACGCCAAAAACGGTAACTTGGCAGGACAACTACTTCATTGTCACGGCAGGCTCAGGAAGGCAGTTCCAGCTCTCCCAGATCAGTCCAAGCGTAAATCCTCAGATATGGCCCTCGGTGCAGATCGACTTCGCCGGCACTGGGGCAGGAAGCCTTCAGGCCGGCATGACGGACCATAACGTGCTGAACCTGTTCGGGCCGGACTACACGGAGTATTGGCAAGACTCAGGTGGACCTGATTTCCCATTCAGCAAGATACCCGGCGCTTCG